ATCCTCAGAAAAGTTATCCAACCGCAAGGAGTAAGCCTTATACGAGGCGGCATCTGCCTGTGTCGGCGCAATGACTAAAGGAAGTATATTTCCCCGCTTCGTCTGAGATAGCCTACGCAAATCTTTCCATATTTGGTTTTGTTGATGTCGGAATTCCGTAGACGTACTAGGAACTAAAATGTCTGCATAATCTATGATAATTACCTCCGCAATAAAGCCATCCTCATCTTCCCACATATTTAAAACGGAGATGATTTGGTCTACAGACAAGGTTCCGTTGGGATACGTGTCTATCTTAAATCTACGTTTATTCTTGATAAAAAACTTTTGTGCCGCTTTCACTACATCCTCACTCTCTATCGGGTCTACGGCAGGAACATAGGATACCCAGGGGACACCTAATTTCAAATCATTGTAGTCTTTGCAGTTATGACACGGGTAATACTCCACCACCTCTTTTGCGGCCTCTATTAATTCTTGCATAGGCAGGAGTCTTATATCGGATTCTTCCATCTCTGAGAAAATGCCGTAATCACATTCCCTTTCCTTCTTTTCACATTTATCCATTTGATTACGTATGCAGTCTCGAACAGGTTCATAATGCTCCTTGCAGTATTTTTCTAAGGTACTTTTCTTAGTAAGGTAAATTCCTATCCTTTTTAACTGCTCTGCCTCGTTCATATCTCCTGCTTGGAAAAAGGCTACTTTTTTATTCTGTCTACAAGCCCGCATGGCAATTTCTAATAGCCAAAACGTCTTGCCTCTTTTCTCAGGGGCTAATAAAGAAATAAAGCCGCCTGCAACAAACTGGGCATTCCAAAAGGTCCCTAACTGTTTCGGCCATCTTATTATGCATTCTGAGGCTTCCTCAAAGGCTTTCCGTATTCTGTCTAAACTGGACTCCTTGCTTAAATCAATACTATTGTCTACCCTTGTATTTATCGGTTTATAAGAACTTGTTAATAGTTCGGCCTGTTTTATACGTTCTTCTAAACTGCCTTTTCCATTGTCAATCAATGCCTCTAACTGCTCTCCTAGTCGTAGTAATTGGCGAGACTTGAGGTATGTTAAGGATTCTGCAATTAGGTATTCCAAATCAAAATCCTCTGTGGAATACTCCTCACTAAGGTCCGGCAGTATGTCTTCCTCAATCTCTTCTGCAATTTCCTTGTCTAATCCTTCTCGTACTTTTTGGAAAAAGATAAGTTCCATTTCTTTATTTGCCGCTTTCTTATACTTGTCATAATGAGCAATTGCCCAATTGGCCAGCATCTTAGCAGTGGAGGATTCTAACAACAAAGTATCCCAGAGCGGACGTATTCTTTTGAGATACTCTGTACTGGTGATTAATCCAATTACGATTTTTCTTTCTATCATTGTACTTTAGGGTCTTAACAGGGTTAAAATTCTGTATGTCTTACTATTTACTCTTTTGGTATCTTCCTTCACTTGTTAAAATAGTACAAATGTATTGTTTAAAATTTGAAGGCAAGACAGGCAAGATTTCTAAACGAAGGCGATGTCATTACGTCCTCATGGATTCTTTATCAAAAAATTGTATGTTACCTTTGCATTCATGCTGAATTCTACTTGTTAATCTGTCATCATGCAGAAGTACTGCAAATTCCTCTAAGGTAATGTTTGCAGTATACACGGTTATTTTCATTTGGTCGTACCTGTATGTAAGAAGCATATACAAGAACTCATAAGCCCAGTCTGAATAACGGAATGCACCTACGTCATCCAAAACTAGAAAATGTACTTTTCTGTATTTCTCAAGAACGTCTACCTTTACTCCGTCTTTGTCATAACTGCATTTAACCTCGTACAATAAATCGGCCAAGGTTATGTATGCATAACTTTTTAACCCTGTACCTTGCAGGTGCTGTAAAAGGTGCCATTGTAGTACCATTATTGCCGCTGAGACAGATTTACCAGTACCTACAGGACCAAACAAATAACCACTCCCAATTGGGAGTGTGCTGTCTAGGTAGACAATTGTTTTTAATACCTTAGCAATACGAGGATGTCTTACGCCAATCGTGTCTATGACACGTGCTTTGTACGTCGCATTCCAGTACTCCTCGCGACGTTTTACTTCTTTTTGTCTGAATATTTTCATTAGTGTATTACCTTATCTATACGTGAATAATTTTCTGTAGATTTAAAATGACCCGACGCTCTGCTTCCGGCCTGTGCTAATTGAGGTTTATATTTCTGTGTGACCGGCGGCGCATAAAAATCAGCCCAACCTGCATTAACACTTCTTTCTAAAATTTGCAAGGCGGTATCATAATCCCCTTTGGAATAGGTTTGTATTTTATTTAATTGGGAAGTTAATGCTCTTTCCGTCACGGATGCCTTTTTCTTTTTCTTAAGTGGGATGAACTCTTCTGTCCATATAGTGGAAAATTCCATTTTAAAAAAAGTATAGTTATTTGAAAAAGTTTTTATTAAATTTTTATTAATTGTATTATTAAATACTGTATTATTATCCTCCTCCTTTAGGCATCGGGGGGTCTCCTCCTTTAGGCATCGGTCCCCTCCTCCTTTAGGCATCGTCTCCTCCTTCCTATGCTTCGTACGTGTCATTACAGGAAGAGCGGCAGGTTTCTTTGCCTTTTTTCTACTTACTTTCAACAGTCTTTTCCCAGGTGTTTTACTTGAGGTTGTTCGTTGTATAAGTCCTTTGGATACTAATCTGCCAATTATAAAGCCGGCTCTATTAATGCTTACCTCAAAGAACTCTGCAAAGTAGGCATTTGAGGCATAGCATCCTTCTCCGTTGTCTAAGGATTGTATTTCCACATAGAATACCTTTTCTTGTAAAGTCAGTTCCTTGGATAGCCATATATTGGCAGGAATCCAAATACCTTTAAAATCACGTTGCATAGGTTCAGTTTAAATAAGAAAAGCTCAGTAAATAGGACATGGCTCTCAACTCACATCTTTCTTTACTAAGCTTCTATAATGTCTTTATGGTTTCTAGGTTGAGAGCCTAACCACTGTACTGCAAATGTAAAAAGTAATTTTTAGACTAAAAAATGTATCATAAAAATAGCCCGATACCACACATACCGGGCTATCTCATTTGGTCCTGGCTATACAGGAGTTCTGCTCCACCGCAAGATAGTCCATGTCTATTTTCTAAGTCTGTCGGCCTATTATCTTTGTTATTCAAGGAACTCCGATATTCACCAAATTCGTTATTTTGTAGGTATATAGTAGAAATATCAATTCCTGATTTATTTCCCCAATTGGTTTTCGCAGGCTCTCGTAATGAGATTTCGCCAACGTCAACCAAAGAATTCAAGTCTACCGGGTTTATACTAGGGTTTGATACTGTAAGGTAATCAAAATTGGCATAATTACACATAGCAGCCGCGCTGAAATGAGTCATTAATTCAACTCCTACTACCTTACAATGAGGTTCACTTTTCTTTTCCTGTGACGCCAGTGAACATAACGTCAGGGATAGACATGCCAATAAGGCAAAAAAGAACAAAATTGGTTTCATAAAATAATTGTTTTTGGTAAATACTAAAACTCGTCCTAAATTTGAACGTAACGATATAAATAAAGTTTTAAACTCTACTCTCTACCACGAATGTATCGTAGATAGGCATCTGGTAAACTCGTTTACCAGTTCGTATAATCTCATCTTCTTTTTCAATGGAGCATTTAAAAATTCTATTAAATTCCTCCTTAGGAAGTTCAGTGATTAACTTTGTGGCTAACCATCTGAATTCCCTATTTTGCTGCTCTTCTGTTAGAGCATAATTCACTGGTACTAATGTTCTTATTTTCATATTAATTGTTTTACTAGATAATCTGCTTCTTCTTGCGACATAGCACCGGGGTCTCCTTTAATGTCTACACGGAATGCATCTACACCACGGAACTTTAAATCTGCCACTAACTTATTAGCCTGTACGATAGCCTGAGGATCATCATCGTACAGTACAGGAACTCTGGTAAATGTCTTGCTAATTACTCTTAATTGGGCACCTGTGTATTTTATCCCCGAGGTGGCAAAACTATTGACGCCTATCCTCCAGACGTCGGTAGGCCCTTCTACACAGATACCTACATTTGTCCATTTATCTTGTCGGCCGTATAGTATCCTTTTATGCTCTATTAACTCTCGTTCAGCGGGGCAGGCTTGATATTTATTCATTGCCTTACCTGTGATATCTCTGCTATCAAAGGACACTAATTTACTACCCCAAAAGAAAGGGATAATAATTCTGTGCTTATAATTAATTTTGTCTAACAATGCAGACACACCTGTTCCTTCTATATGCCAGTCCTTCTCTAATTTAGAAGGTTCAAAATCCCTTTTTATAAGGTAGTCTTTATGATTTTTTTGCAGGGCTGTAATATTGTCGGGTAATCTAAATTGCTTTACCCTTATCTTCCTTTTACTTTCCGGGGCTTTTCTAGCCAGAGTCCCATATTGGTATAGTAATTTACTAGCCTCAGCCTTGCCTATGTTTAGAAGCCGGGAAATAGCCTCCTCTGGCCAATGTCCTCCGCAGCGCCAACAAACAAACCTTTCATTCTCTGTATTGTACCCCAGGTGCATCCCCGGATTTCCTATACAGAACGGACAAGGCGTCTGCACCCAACCTGGTCTGCAATGTCTATGCCCTTCTGTTGCATAAGGCACATTAAAGTCTCTGTATAACTGTTCTATGTTCATATCTTGTCATTTTCCATATTATTCAAGAGTTGTCTTCTTTTTTTGTTAGCCGTCTTTTTTATTTCTTTGTAGGACGCCTTTGAGAGTCTGCCTCGAAGCCATTTTCTATCACTTCCAGACATCTTATCTGTTCTGTGGGCATTGCTTTCTGGGCAATGACTGTTTAAATTATTTGTCTTTGTCTTTGTCTTTTGTATTTTTTTATTAATTCTGTAAGTAAATCTATATCCTCAGTTTCCTTGCCGTCTAGCACGGAGTCTACTATTTTCTGTTTGGAGTCTAGCAACTTTGCAAGTAGCTCCTCTATTGTACCCATCCCCATTAAATAATAGACGTTCACTGCATCCTTTTGCCCTATACGATGACAACGGTCTATTCGCTGTCTCAGAGGACCTGGAGTCCAAGGAAATTCTATAATAGCTACATGACTAGCCTCGGTTAATGTGATCCCCGTTTCAGCAGCTTTGTTCCCTATAAAAAGGCGTATACGTTTATTCATCTGGAATTGATTAACTGCTTCGTTCCTGTCTTTAATGTCTACACCGCCGTCTATCTTTACTGCAATCCTTTTAAAATGTAGCATTAATTCATCTATGACAAACCTATGTTCACAAAATAAGACAAGCTTTTCATCAGATTCTAAAAAATCCTCAATCCAATTTAATACTGCTTGCAATTTACCTTTCACGGCTAATTGTTTTAATACCTCGATCTGTGCTAAAGGAGATGCCTTTGCCGCCGCTTCGTCCTTTAGTCTGTCTAATTTATGGTCTTTTATATGAGAAATATCCATACCCCAATCACCTAATAATTCTCGTAATTGTTTTCTTAATTTTAGTTCTGCATTATTTCTGATGTACTCTACAAAGTCTTTTTCTGCCTCAGCATATTCCTTTCTGTTGGTAATTTGCATTGGTACAAACGTATACGTCTTATCTGGCAACTCTGTGAGAACGTCTTTCTTGAGACGTCTAATCATCACCTTCTCTATCAATATGTTATGCAGTTTTTCAGAGTTGGTTGCACCTTTAAAAGTCCATCCAAATCCGTTATATTTAGGGTCGCAAAATTCGTGCAAGAATGTCCATTGATTAGGGAATATGGAAGAATCTATAATGTTTACAATATTGTAGATATCTGCTGTCTTGCTTTCTATTGGGGTTCCGCTGAGGCCGATTACCTTTGGAACACCTTTACATAACTGTTTTAAAGCCTTTGTCCTAATTGCTTTACTGTTCTTAATGTAATGGCTTTCGTCTATTATGACTATCTGCGGCTTTATCTTTTTTAATGCAGGTAACCAATGCTGTACAATGTCATAATTAATAATGAGAATAGAAGCTGTCAAAATTTTATTAGCCGTCTCTCCAGACAGGATTTGTATGCTAGGTTTATTCAGCCAAACCCGTGCTTCCTTTTCCCAATTGTATTTCAAATAAGAAGGACATATAATCACAGCAGGTACCGCCTCGGGGTGTAAGAATAAATATGCCAGTGCCTGTACTGTTTTACCTAACCCCATCTCATCTGCAAGTAAGGCCCGTCCATCAAAACGTTCTAGTAATGCTAAACCTTCCTTTTGGAACGGCCGCAAAGTGCCACCTAAACCAGGTGTCTCTATAACGGCAGGAGTCTCCTTTGGATGAATTCTCATATAGGTTTTATTCCCCCAATTTTTAAGCTCGGTCCCAAACTCATATCCAAATGCCTTTAGGTTTTCTGCATTTTCTAGGCTTAAAGGAACAGTCCAATACTTATTTACCTTAGAATACTTTCGTCCTTGAATCGTCCGTATTTCGTCCAGATTAACCTGGTCAAAAGGAAACACTACTCGTATCACTACCTCCTCATTCTGAGTGATAAACAGATTAGCCATTTTCCGGCTGACATATGTACGTGCAAAAGATATCATAAAAATTAGTTTATTATTATTTAAGGTTATCCCCTTAATTGTCTGTGAATTTTTAAGGGGATACCCTGAGAAATCTGTCCTTTTTTAAGGCTCTACCCTTTCTTTTTGTAGGGTCCTGAACGTTGTATAATCTTACCTTCCTCACGTGTCTCAAAGTAACCTATACCACCGTCCTGGTTAGTTTTTTTTAATGCTTTTAAATCATACAGTGAATCATCAGCAGTCTTAACGACGTGGGTCAACGGATTTAAGGCGCCAAGCTGCCTCTTTTTTGTAATCGGGTTTAAAAAATTAATCAGTGTTCTCATAACAAATTTGGTTTTAAAAATTAATACTAAGAATAAGAATAATCAAAAAATTCATTTATATCTGCCTCATGCATGTATATTTGAAACCATAGAAGACGTCCTGGAATAGGACTCCATACTTGCTTCTGCAGTTCTTTTAATTGTTTAGGATACTGCTTTATCTTGTTTGCTACCTCGTGGTTATGTTCTTTAACCACTATACCGTTTGTCTTTACTCTGAATAGCATATTTTCAGCATTGACTAATTTCGCTGATGCTAGTTTTGGTTTACCCTGTAGGTAGACATTGCACCAATACTCGCCGTTCGGCGCCTGTTTTTTACCTTTACTTTGTCCCATTGAATTTTATTTTATTTCCGTCTTTATATAAAACTGCTGATAATTTATCTTCTAATTGTAGAGAAGTAGTGAGTACATCGTGCTTTGCCATAGTTCTTATTAATGATGCTAGAATATGTCCAGCTTCATCAGTGGTTAGTAAATTATTTAATTCATCCTCCATTTGTTTATTTAATACATCTTCATCCATAATACTTTTATTTATGAAATTTATACTCTCGTTTCCAGCCCTGCTTTTTCTTTGCTGGGCAATAATCAGCCAATTTCCCCATTGCATAGGTCATCTCATTTATGTCTACAGTAATTAGATTTGGTTTACCTATACAAATCAATGTATCATGTAACGCTACCTCGAAATCCTTTACGGAGGTTTCGGCAACCTTTTCAACGGCTTCTACAAATATTACCAATTCCTCTGATCTTGCAATGATTACACCAACATGATGTAATGCTAGCCTTGCCATTTCTAAGTGGCTTTCATCTATTATTGGAATGATCTTCATAATTATACAATTTTAGTTCAAATAATCTAGCTTTCAATAATACTTTGCTTTTAATCAGTACACCTTTACTATGGTAGCACTGCCATTTAATAATCTCAGTATCTATCGGGCGTTTGTCGTCCACGAATTGTTTTAGGTTACTACTTGCATAGTTACCTTGCCCGACATTAAAGATAAAGTGAGATATTGCCAACCGTTTGTGGTAAGGAATTTCCTCGCCTGTATACTGCATACCAATCTCAAAATCTTTTTTAAGCAGACTATCCGCTTTCTCCTTGGAAATAGATTGATAAGACTCCCCCTCCGTTAGGAGGTGCCCATACCCGATAGTCCTCTGTCCAGCTGGACAAATATAAACCTGTAATCTCAAGGCTTCCAGGCGACGTATGTCCTCCAGTACTGTTTCATAAAGCAGTACATCCGCCGCCTTTTTTAACACAATGTTAATTCTAGCCTGTTTCAGCGCCTCACTATAACCCGGGGCATGTAATTGCAACGGTATTATTAAAATTAGTAGAAAAAGGACCTTCATAATGTTTTCAATAGATTTAATACTCTTGCAAGCGGTAGGCTCGTGTACATAACATGAGAGGTATCCACCCAGATGTCTACCGCATACATATCATCCATCCTCACAATCTCAATTAAGTTCTGTTGATTAAAGAATGCCGTTTTGCCAAGTTGCAATACATACCCGTTGACAAGTGTCTGTCCTTTCCAATAGCAGAACCTTTTCTTTGCTGCTAAATCTATTAAATCTTGCATATCTTCGCGATTAAATATTAAAAATAAGTGCCCCGATTGTAAATATAAGCAGTATGATAATACCACCTACTTTTATGATAAACTCCGTACCTCCGTCCTCGTGGCGGGAGTCATTTTCATTGTACTCTATTATTGGAATCATTTTATATGGTTTATATGGTTTGTGATTTGTAATAATGAATGCCCTCTTTTTATGAGGTATAATATGTCATGCATCTGCAGATTTGTAAAATTATCAGATATTTTACCAACTTCAAATTTGCCATCATGAAATCTTCTAAATTTAATCGTGGTAGGAATCGGAGTCGATTTGCTATATTCATAGGCATTACCTTTACTGGCTTCCAAAGTTACCAAATAAAATTCCTTTTTTGGCGTCAGAATTTTGTCAATAATGTTCATAGTTGCAAGTTTTAATCGTTAAATGTCTTGCAATATTACAACACCTTATTCATATCTCCAAACATTTTTAAATTATTTTTAAATTATTTTTAAAAGGTTCCTATTCCTTACTGAATACAGTACATATAGAATTAAAAAAAATCACAATAAAATCGCAAATAAATAAATAATCTACATATCTAAACAATATTTCCATAATTTTGTAGAGTATAAACATAATGAAAAACATAATGGGACAAGTAATGAGGAGGACAAAGTATCCGGCACAGGACAAACAGGTGCAGTTTACGACTAGACAATTAAAGACGATGCTAACTGAGAAGCAGAAGCATTTTTGCCATGAATATTGCAGTAATGGTTGGAACGGGACACAGGCGGCGATATCGGCTAGATACAGTAGGCACACGGCGTCACAGATAGCGATAGAGATATTAAGGAAACCTTGGATAAGGCAATATATACAGGCTATCAAAACAGATTATGAACTTCTGTGCGGTATTTCCAAATCCAAGGTGATCCGCGAATACAGTAAGATTGCCTTTAGCAGTATCAGGAACATTCATAATTCTTGGGTAGCATTAACAGACTATAAAACCTTGGTGGCGTCATCCCCTGAGGTATTAGATGCAGTAGAAAGCATAGAAACAAAAGTAGAGCAAAGAATTGTGGATAAGGAATTAGTCGAGGTTAAGTTTGTCAAGGTAAAACTGTATTCCAAAATCTCTGCATTAGACAGCATTAATAAGATATTGGGTTATAATGAGCCTGATAAGGTAGTTTCTACAACAGACACCACTCTGAGATTGCAAGGAACTACCATACAGGATTTACGAACTGCATTCGGTCTAGACGATTTAGAAAATCCAATGCAATGAAATTAACCAAAAAACAAAAGTGGGCCCTCCATTTATTGACAGATAAATTCACGAAATCTATAGGGTATGGTGGGGCGGCCGGAGGAGGGAAGACGTGGATAGGATGTTACTGGCTTCTACTTATGTGTTCCTTGTTCCCCGAGACACGTTGGTTTATTGGTCGTGACAGTTTAAAGGATACTCGGGAAAGTGTTTTAATCACGTGGCGCAAAGTAGCAAAGATTTTAAGGCGTACCGATTGGCACTATTCTGAGAATGCTATTAAATTTGACAATGGGTCCGAGATAGTGTTTATTGATTTATCCTATTTTCCGCAGTTAGATCCTCTGTACGAGCGTTTCGGTTCTAAGGAGTATACAGGCGGCTGGATAGAAGAAGCGGGGAACGTACATACAATGGCATTTGAGATTTTAAAATTGCGTATTAACCGACATTTGAATAAAGAGTATGATATACTGGGTAAAATCTTAGTAACATTTAACCCCAAGAAAAATTGGTTACTGCATACCTTTTATAGACCTTTTCTCAAAAAGGAAGAACGGCTAGACACAAAGTTTGTCTTTGCATTGCCTACAGATAATCCATTCTTGCCAGAAGAGTATCTCGAGAATCTCAGGAACACAAAAGATAGAGCTACTCGTGAACGTATGTTATACGGTAATTTTGACTACGATGATGACCCTACCTGTCTAACCAGCTATGAGGACATTTCCAATATATGGACGAATACCCATGTAGAAATGAATTATCAAGATAAATGCATTATCTGTGACGTGGCTAGATTTGGAAGCGACTCAGCCATCATTGCCGTATTTTATGGATTGAGATTGGTAGAGTATTATGTATTTGAAACCTCAAGTACGGTGCAGATACAGAACTGTATAAATGCAATGCGGAGGAAACATGGTATTCCTGCCAGTAGGTGTGTCGCTGATGAAGACGGTGTTGGAGGAGGCGTTGTAGACAATTGCGGTATTGTAGGGTTCCGGAATGGAAGTAGTCCTAGTGACAAGGCATATGCCATCCTGAAAGACGAGTGCGGATACAAATTAGCAGAAGTATTATCCGGCATATACTTTGAGGCCGATGTCAATGAGGAAACTAAGGAAAGAATAGAGGAGGAGTTAGCCCAGTTAAAAACATGGAAATCTGATAATGACAATAGGTTAAGAATAATGCCCAAGATAAAGATCAAAGAGAATATCGGAAGGTCCCCAGATTGGCTAGATATCTTTATCATGCGAATGTTCCTAATCATTTACAATACTGCAATACCTAACGAGGCATATCAACGGGCCTTATTATACGTTTAATTTTTTTATATAACTTTACATTTTATTTCTAACTAAAAATTAAGAAAATGACAAAATTTAATGCAGGTGATAAAGTTCCTTACAAAGGGAAGATTTGCACAATCAAAACAGCCAGTAAAGATTTCTCTAATGGCAACGTGACTTATCGTTTAGAAGAGTCTCCAGATGAGATGGTGAATGAGTCTGAATTGGTAGACTCCATCGATGTTAAAAAGGTAGACTCCATCGATGTTAAAAAGGTAGAATTCGGACAGGCTTTACTTGACTATGAGCAAGAAAAGGACCTTACTGAAGAAGTCGCTGAGGATGAGATTGATGAAGTTATGCCAGAGATTAAAAGAGGCAAACATAAATAATACCTTGAGAAATGACAATTGAGAAACTGAAAGAGCTGCTTGCTCTAGCCCCGGATGAGGCGATAAAAGGATTAAAGGTTTCCTCGGAAACTATACCGTTATGGAGTGATTTAGAAAAGGAATATAACCCATTGAAGCATTCTATCTGGGATACAACTTTATATCCTCCTAAGATAAACGAAAATGGTGGGGATGACTTTAAACGTACGGCTCTAGCCTTGCAGAAGCTTGCGGTTTCTCGAATTTCCCAATCTATGTTTGCTACTCCTACAGAGCGGATTTATGCATATGACAAGGCTTCCGAGTCTCAGCAAAAAGCCGTAGATTTACTAGAGCTCTTATACAGAACGGAAAACTACATAGACTCCGAGAACATAGAGAGAGCAAAGAAATTAAATGCTTCCTGTCAGATTGTAACTATCTGGGGTACCTATGAAAAACCGTCTCTGTACAATGGGGAACCTGCTAAGTTTAAATTGATGCATAAAACCTACGCTGAAATAGACGGGTATACTATATTTGCACAAAAGGATGATTATGGCAATTTGTTAGTCGTGACTATCATGTACAAAGATGCAGCGAATGTGGAGTATGCTGATGTATACGCTAATCTTGAGACACCTCAATTTATACGTTATGTGAAACTAGATGTATGGTCCATAGACCCCTTAGTAAGCAAGCCATTGGAGGTGTTTCCGGCCGTGTATTCTTGTATACCAGAACCGGTCTGGGGAGGTGCAGCAGGTACCAATCTCGTTGAGCAGTTAGAGGAAATGGAGTCTTCTCAAGGAATGTACATTAAGAAGAACGCCTTGCCCGCCTTTACCATAGATTATGGGGAACTTAGTAATTCCACTAAAGGTACAGCAGTAGAATCCAATTCTGATAGCAGACGTATTATTGTGGTAGGAAAGGGAGGAAACATGAAGGATGTTACCTGGGACGGAGCAGATAAAGCCATTACAGGTAGATATAACAGACTGCGGAATGCCTTTTTTGAGCAGGTACAGATGCCTGATATTAGTTTTGCCAATATGATTAACTCTAATACCTCAGCGGAGAACAAAGAACTCCTGTTTGCAGACGCAAAAGCCAAGGCAATTGATTTGGGAGGTGAATGGGCTAAGATGTTCTACGAAGAATTATTGGTAGTGAAAAACTTTGCAAAAATAATCATGCCATCTTATGCGGCAGATTACGATACCATTTCTGTACGTTCCGTCGTTAAGCCGTACTCTATTAAATCCAATAAGGAGAATGCAGAGTATGTCGCAGTAGGAGGAGCCGCCATGTCCTTGTCTACGAAAGTAAGAACACTAGGCGCCGTAGATGACGTAGAACAGGAGGTTGAGGCTATCTCTGCTGAACAAAGTGCCGCAAGCAATCAACTATTATAAACCACTAAAATTAAACCGTTATGAGTGACAAAACCTGGAGAATACTGTCCTTAGGAATCAGAATTACTTTTTGGACAAGTTGGGCTCTTGTAGCCTTGTACGTCTTTAGCCATTTGTAATGTCTGAAGATCCTTACAAATATTACAGGCAGCATTCTGCCAATCTGGAAAAGTATGCAAAGCAATTAAAGGCGGCATACGAGAAAACTATCCGTGACATACTTAAATCTGTCACGGATAGTCCTGTTTATGGCCTAGCACAAAAGACATCCACCTTAACCTTGTTTGAACAGTTTCCCGGGCTATCTAAACGTCTCGATTCTGCCATTAATGACTTATATACGCAGGTACACGGCTTAACTGTAGAAGGGGTTACCTCAGAATGGGACCTCGCGGTGGAGCAGAATAACAAAATAGCAGAACAATTGTTCGGCAAATCCCTTGCAGATTTACCAGAGGAATACCGCAGTACAATTCTTTCCAATAACAATGATGCCAGACTAGCTTTTCTTAGACGTACAGAAAACGGACTTAATTTATCGGATCGTGTCTGGAATAATAGTAAGCAATTTAAACAAGAAATGGAACTTGCTTTGGAGGTAGGAATAGGAAAAGGCAAATCAGCCTCGACAATGGCAAAGGATATTAAGCAGTATCTAAATAACCCCGATAAGTTGTTCCGCCGTGTCAGGGACGAAAAAGGTGTGCTTCGTTTATCCAAGGCGGCTGCCGTGTACCATCCCGGACAAGGTGTATACCGCAGCTCTTATAAAAATGCTTTTCGTGTTACAAGAAATGAGACTAACTTTGCATATGAATCCTCTAATCAAGAAAAAAGGAAACAACAAGACTTCATTGTAGGCATACGTATACAAGTGAGTCCGTCTCATAATGCAGCCGATGACAAAGGCGGTATTAGTTGTGATGCCTTACAAGGGGATTACCCAAAGACGTTTGATTTCTCGAGGAAATGGCATATTAATTGCAAATGTATGTCATTAAACATACTTAAGACTCCCGAGGAAATAGATGCTGACATAGATGAGATACTTGCAGGAGGAGGACCTTCCACAGGTAGTAAAAATCAAATAAAGAAAATACCCACATCCTTTACCAAGTATGTAAAAGATAATGAAAAGATGTGGGAGAATTGGAAAAGTAAACCTAACTTTCTTATAAACCATAGAAATTAAACTGTTAGGAACACAAAAGAAAAAGAAAAAGTAAACAAGGCACGTATACAAGACATGTCTCAATCAGATGTAGGATTGGTAGTAGATCCTAAATTAACCCCGGAGGAGCAGGTTTTTAGTGATCGGCTAGATGTACTGATTAAACAGGCGTCTAAGGTGTCTGTACAAATAAAATCTATATCAGGCTATCTTTATATAGATTAAATCTATAACTTTACAAAAATTTATCAATAAAAACTTATTCAAATGTACGAAAAAATCTTACTCAAATTAAAAGCACAGAGAGGAACAACCTCTAATGTAAGCGACAGAAGTCTTGAGGACTTGGCTAAATCATTGGTAACCGTAATCACTTCGGATTCCATTTTAGATGTTGCAGACCTGTCTGCCGCGATTGCAAGCATAGACGGAAATATTAATAATTATACCGCTGACGTTATTAGAAAGAACAAAGAGGCGGAAGATGCTAAAATGGCTAAAAAAGCCAAGGAAGAGGCTGCAAAAAAATCAGCTAAGGACACGGAAAATACCGGTACAGACGAAACACCTGCATGGGCGAAAGCGATACTAGAGCAGAACAAGTTGTTTGCACAGGAATTGACCTCCTTAAAAACAGAAAAGGTAGTCTCTACAAGAAGCGAAAGTTTAAAGAAAACGCTAGACGGTCTGCCAGAGTATTACACCAAACCAATCTTAACCAGTTTTAGTAAGGCTAATTTTGAGACGGAAGAGGACTTTGAACAGTACCGCGCGGATGTTGAAAAACAACGAGATGCATTTAAACAAGCTGCAAAGGAACAAGGATTAAATACCATGTTTCCTAAATCGCATGTAAAGATCCCCGAGGTTACTGGTGAGACTCCAGAATTAGCGAAAGCAAGGGACATTATCAATCAACAGAAAATTAATCAACAAAAAAAGTAAACGATGCAACAAATCTCGAAGAGTACTGATAGCTTTGTAAGGAAGTTTATCATCAACCGGATTTCCGGTATCCCGGGTGGTGTATCTTTGGTCCTAACCACTTTAGTTAGTGGATTGGTAGTACCAGAAGCCACGCCGTTATCTGCCCCTTCAAGCGGTAAAAGAACAATCTGCAAGCAGGCTCAGGTATTAACTGGTAGCACCACTACCGTTAAGAAAATTACCACTGGAACTCATCATTTTAAGCAAGGTGATTTCTTATGTACAAAACAGGCCGGTATTGCCTACGCAATTACATCTATCACAACTTCTAACGGAGTGGATGATGTGACTGTTGGTACCGCAATAGAAGCCACTGCCGCAGGAGATTGGGTATATGAAGCAGCCGCTCAAAGTGCCTCAAACACCAGTACATTTAAAAATATCCCTGATGCTATTTTGGAAACTGCTTTCGTAGTTCCTACTGCCAGTTCTCAGGTTATTTGGATGGCTGAAGGTTTGTTAAGGGCTGATGTGGAAGAAGCTTGTATAGGACCTCTGTACTTGGCTTTATTGCCTATGATCAAAGAGCTTAAGTATTAATATTCAATTTTAGAAAAATATGGGAAAGATAGTACCTAGTACACCGTTGGCAAGTATTGTTTCGGTGCAGGATATACAGGCGTTTTACCTGGATAACCCGATTCCACCTTCAAGTGTGGAAGCATTGTTTCCATTGGAGCAATCAGACTCCAAGACATGGAAAACAATCTCAAATGAAAGTCTTTTGCAGAATGAGGCAGCAGATCCTATCTCTTTAAATGCTAAAGTTCCAGTTTCTGGACGTGCTGGTTTTAAAGAGATAATTGGTGAGATGGCTTCTTTTGGTAAAGGCCGAGAAATGACAGCAGACGATTTAGAAAAGTTTGCAGAGTTGAAACGTAAATTTTCTCAGTTAGGAAACGCCGCAGTGGCCCAACAACTGGTAGATTTCTACGGTAATGATTTGCGCTTTGTTCGTCAGGCTATGAACGCCGAGATGTCTTACTTAGGACATGCATTGTTATCTAATGCCTGTAATATTGATTTCGTAGCATCTAACTCGCCTTATATGCAAGGCATCACTGCCATGGATTACGGATTGGCAGCATGGCAGAAAAACAATACTGCGGCATCTTGGGCAACCGCTTCTACAGAGATTCTTACAGACATTGCCTCTGCGATTGCAACGGCTAAGTCTTACGGTAAGATTTTGCGTAAGATTAAGATCAACAAAACCTGGTTTAATTACGTTCGTAACAATACCCAGATCCAGAAATATTGTGCCACCTTGGTACAGAATCTGTACAATACCCAATCGGCACCAACTCTTGTTGCAATCAATACTATGATGGCTGGCTATTTTGATGCCGACATTCAGTTTGAGGTAATTGATGAGCAGATTACAAGGGCTACAAGAGCCGATGAGAAAACCGTACTTAATCCTTTCGCTGATGCGGTAGCAGTATTTACCACAGAGACTAAGGTAGGTCACTTTGCCTGGAATCCTATTTACATAGATGATGTAACCCGTGAGACATACGAGAGCTTCTTCCTTGTAGGTAATTACAAACAGGTAGATCCTTCTTATAGCAAGATTTATGCTAAAGGACGTGGCTTCCCAGTGGTAGACACTTATGCAGATAATTTCTATCTTAAGATTAACGCGGTAGCCTGGTAGTATGACAAACCTGGAAGCCATACAATCCCTTAATGCCTATCCAATCCCTGTTGTTGCTATTGAAAAAATATGCATAGACAACGGGTTGGAGGCAGCTGCGGTTTATAACGTATACACAGGATCCTCTAGGGCTTTCCAATTAGCCATGGCGGATTTCCTGGTACTCGTTCATGCGGCGCCTAGTCTTGTAGAGCAGTCTGTTGGAATCAACAATGCCATTGCGATTAAGCAGGAGTTATTGGACCGGGCGAATAAGATATACGCCTTATACGGCAGCGATAAATTTACGGGAAACATTATAGGCTTTATAGGAGAGGACTTCAATGGTTAATACAGGGTATATCGCATTTTTGCAGGAAACGCCAAGTGGGTTTGATGAGAACGGAAATCCCATAGCGGCGGCTAAGAGTTTTAGTGCGAACGTACCTTGTAATCTTGAGGTAATTACCAGAGAATATAAGTTACTTGTTCATGGACAATACATGCAGGCAAGGTACAGTATTGTGATAGATAATTTCCGTATTGCAGCGATCGATTTAAGTTCTTTAAAAGAGATCCGTTTGCAGGACTCTAAAATGAATGAATTAGGCGTTTTTCAGGTACAGAATAAAGAATTTTTAAATATTACTAATAGACTTAAGATAACTGTATAACATGGCTTTAAAAATGAGAAATCAAAAGGTCCTTTTGCAGTATATACTGAAACGGTCCAACCTAATAAAAGCAGGTTTAATCTATGGCTTAGCAGCCATGGTAGCAGACTTGCAGAACCATGCTAAATTATCAGCAGGGTATGACGACCAAACCAGTAATCTAAAAAGTTCTATAGGTGGTGTTGTTCTGCAAGATGGAAAGCCTGTATCATATGCTGGGTTTGTAAAGGAAGGTTCCGCGGATAGTGGGGATAAGGAAGGTTCCGCATTTTTAGAGGAGGTTATTGCCGCACAAAGTCGTTCTGGTTTTACAATAATCCTCGTGGCAGGTATGGAGTATGCAACCTACGTGGAAAACAATTACGAGTTAAATGTATTGAAGTCTACGGAATTAAAAATGCAGAAAGACCTAGAACGTTTTATAAAGAATTTTAAAAGGAAGATCGACACCTTGAATACGGATGCCTTATACATTGCATAATTATGAAGTCTACTAACGAAATATTATCAGATATCTGGACAATACTCGTAGCAAGTCCTATAGGACTACTTAATGGAGGTGTCTACAAAAATACGAGGCCGACAGGCAGTATTCTGCAGGATTGTGTTATCCATATGTTACCTGGTAGTACTGCTAAATTTGTAAGGGATGGGGCAATCTACATTCGCTTATTCTATAATGACATTAACAAGGATAATACCTTCTATGAGGATTCCTCCGTAGGACAGACTTTAGAACATCTTTTACTAGATTTGTCAGAAGTGTTACTGCATACCTCAGGATACGATTTTGATGTTAGGAGTAGACAGGTTTACCCAGAAGCAGTCCCGGAAATACATCAACATTATGTTATTTTAAAAATGAATTTTCAACTAACTATTTAAACAATGAAAACAAGTATAAAGATTAAAAAGTTTTGGTACGCTGATGTAGCCGCAGATGGTGGTGTCGGTACGAATTGGAAGGAAATCCAATTAGGCCAGAGAGAGGCTTCTGTGCAATTTAATGGATCTGATGCAGATGTTACCAATTACAAGAACATTCTAGGCTCCGTGCTTGAGAGTGCCATGCTAAAAGGAGACATGACGTGCAACTTCCAATTGGCAGATTTAACCCCGGATGTGATTGCGGCATTTGTAGGTGGTGTAGTAACCACAGACGCAAATACCACACAATATGAAGCCCCTTTGAATTTGAATCAGGTAGTGGAGAAATCCATTAAGTTCTTAACTGGTAACAATGTATTGTTCACTTTTGCTCGTATGAATTTCGACGGTTATCCAATGGTTAACGACGACGATTTACATTACTATCAAATGAACAGTACTGTATTGCAGCCATCTAAAGTGACTGTTTCAGCATACAGTTTTGATATCCTTAAATTGCCAGATGCAAATGATATCATTGCTTTCACTTGTCCGAATATTTCTGGTGTTGCCACAATTAATGCATCAGCCCATACCGTTGCCGCTAATCTGTTAAATGGTACAACTAAAACCGCCGTGATTCCTGTTATAGGGGTCAGCCTTGGTGCTTCTATTGTACCTGAAAGTGGAGTGGTTCAGGACTTTACTTCTCCTGTTGTATATGCTGTGGAGTCTGCCAATGGTGCTACTCAGAACTGGACAATCACATTAACCGTATTGTAATGCAATTAGAAATAGCCGACATAGCAACCAATGAGAAAAAGAGGTTGTCAGGTTTTAAGGTATTAGGGGTCTTCCCCTTTTACCTTCGCTATATCAATGTAGGTACTCATATACAGTTATGCAAGATTAGGGAACAGATTAATCGCATAGCAAAAGAAGACCCTAAATTGAGTGATTTCTATAATGCAGACCTACAGGAACAGATTGTTCCTTTTTTAATTGAATACTGTTTGACTGCATTAATTAACAGACGTTCTTTTAGTTGGTTTTTCCGTTATTTCCTTCGTAGGAAACTTGAGAAATGCGGACATTACCACATATTAAATCTATACATAACTATCCATAAATTAGACGAGCCTGCTTTTTTTTTAAGCTATTGGAATTTGATGAAGCAGACAGACAATACCTTGTTAAAGGCGGAAAAACCATCTTAGGTAAACTATTCTCTTATCAAGAGAAAACAGGAATGCCAATTGGGAGCATTCTAAAATTACCTTACATACTTTTTGTTATCGGGATGCTAGATGCCCCCTCCATAGATTACGAGAGTAAGAAGGATAAAAAAGATAAAATAACCATCCCCAAAACTGCAGAAGAGGAATTGGCAGTCGTAATGGGGATTCTAAAATAAAACAAGATGGCTGGATTAATGTTTGAAAGTGGTGTAGATAGCGGGTTTGAGGATGATTTGAGAAGGATGAATACCAAGGTTACTGACTTTGGAGGTTCTGTAGACAAGGTAGGGAAAGATATTGACAAATCCTTTGGCAAGGCGGGCAAGTCCACCCAGCAATTAGGAGTCTCTTTTAAAGACATAGGGAAACAGATACTTTCTTTTGGTGGGATCGCGGCAGGTATAGCTGCGATAGGAGCCGGCATTACCGCAGCCTTTAACACAATAAAAGACTTTGGTAAATCCCTTGCAGAGTTAAGTTCCATCACGGGGCTTGTAGGCGAGGATTTAAAGTTTATGAAAGACTCTGCATTAGAGATGTCTAATCAGTATGGAAAGTCTGGGAAAGAGATTGTGGATGCCTTTAAACTTGTAGGTTCTCAGAAACCAGAATTATTAAAGAATGCTGCCGCGCTGCAATTGGTTACAGATAAGGTCTTGATATTAAGTGATGCCACTGGAATGGACTTGGTACAATCTGCTTCTGCAGTCACCGCCGTAATGTCTCAATTTAATTTAAAAGCAGCGGATACTGAACGTATCATTAATGCCCTTGCCGCAGGTTCCTTAGAAGGTAGTGCAGAAGTAGATAATATTACAGAGAGTTTAAAAAATTATGGTACGGTTGCCAATGATGCTAATCTCAGTATAGAACAATCCATTGCATTAATTGAGATACTTGGAGAAAAGCAAATCTTCGGGGCTGAGGCAGGAACTAAATTACGTGGAGCAACCTTGAAATTAAAAGAGGCTAATCTGGGGTATGCCTCAGGGGCATTTAATATGAAGGACGCCCTAGAGGAATCCAATAAGATAATGGCTACCATGGGCAGCGAGGCCGAACGAGACGCCTACAAATTAAAGTTATTTGGATTAGAGAATATCACGGTAGGTTCTATACTTACTCAGAATATACAAAAGTTTGAAACACTAACCAAGGCCGTTACCGATACCACCACCGCTACTGACCAGGCTGCAATTATGAATGATACACTTTCTAAGGATTTAGAAAAAGCATCGGCGGCATGGGATGGTTTTGTGCTTAGTATAGAGTCTGGAGATGGTATAATCAGTAAGGTAATACGGGGGGCAATACAAGGTTTCTCCAATCTGGCAAAAGTAATCTCAACTTTAAACAATACGGGGTTAGAAGGTGTTTGGTTAGATAAATTGAAAAAGGATTCTGACTTTATTGGACAAGTAGATGCACAATGGAAGACTATATCCCAAAGAATCCTAGAAACCAATTCAATTGAAGAAGCCAATATTAAAATTGCAAAGGAAAAACTGAGATTGCAACAGATGATTTCTGGAGAAGAGATCAAACGAGCGGCATCTGGTTTGAACAATGCCGAAAAAGCCTATTTGTCTTTTAATATAGAAGGTTACAAAGAACTTACCAAACGATTAGAAACCTTCAATAAGGAAGATGTCAAGACATTGCAGAACACTCGTAATAAAGCAAAATACCAACAACAATTACGGGGTTTAGAATTTTCCATAAGTCAGCCCGGTAAAACAGAGGCAGAAAAAGAAGCAATGAATATTAAAATTCTTCAAATAAAAGAATTAATATCCCAGATAGACAAATACAAAAAGGCTACAGATAAAGTGGCAGATGGCACCGGTACTGTTCTGCTTACAAAAGAGCAGAAGGAAGAATTAGCAAAGGAATACCAGAAAACACTAGATAATCTATCGAAATCTTTGGCAGAACAAAGGAAAGCCTACGAAGAGTATAACAGTATTATTCAAGGATTATCGGGCGTCAGAAAGGATGTCGTAAAGGCGGAGTATTCTGATTTGATGAAGCAAGGGGAAACCTATTTACTGTTCTTGGAGAACATGCTTGCAAAGGAAAAGGATTTAAAGAAGCAAGAAATTATCAAAAAAGAGATTGCAAATGTTAAGGTAGAAAAAATAGTAATCGATCAACAAGAAGCCCAGAAGACATTTGATAAAAACAAGGCTGACTTAGATAAATTAATAGAACTTTACTCCACATACGTTCTTAAAAAAGCGGCATTAGAAAAAGAGTATGGAGACAAAGCGAAAGCCTTACGAGATGCCGGGTACATAGAGCAGGCAAATGAAGCAGACCAGGCCCTTGCAAAGGAATTGGTACGTCTGGACGAAAGTATACTAGCAGGAGATGCCGGGTTCCAAAAATGGTTGGAAACAAGTTTACCAGATATAGCGAAAAAAGGGATTGCCGCATTACAAAAAGAATTAGATGCTCTTAATGTAGGTATGCAGGCAGAAGGATTGGACCCTGAGCAAGTAGTCTTATATAAGGGCAAAATAAAAGAACTGCAAAAGGAATTGGATAAATTAAATGGTATCCAAGAGGAGGGCAAGACAAGTTGGAAAGACACGTTGGAATTAATGAAGGGTATAAATTCCTTAGTTTCCACTATAACTACCTCCTTTGACGGCATGGACGAAGCTACTAAGAATGTACTGACAGGGATTACAGAGACTACAGGCGGCGTAATTAATTTAGTCACAGCATTCAAAGCCGTAGGGGCTTCGGTTTCCTCACTAGAAAAAGCATCTGCCATCCTTGCTGTGATAGGGGCTGCAATACAAGTGGTTACCGCAATTAGTGACATATTTAAAAAAGCCGCGGCTGAAAGGGAACTTGCTAAGATTAATGAGTTAGAAAAAATACAGGCTATTAATCTAGAGTTAATCAAGCAGAATGCCTTGTATGCAGAAGGAAACACTTTTTTTGCGGACGATAAATGGGGCACCGCTTTACAAGGATTGCAGGCATATACTCAAGCATTAAAGTATCAACAAGAATTAACCAATCAAATAGCCTTAGATGATACTGTGAATGTAAAGCTTAGTTTTGGGCTAGGACGTGGCAGAGAAAAGGACATGGTGCAGGGTATTAATAGACTGGCAGACCAATACTCTGATGAATTACAGAAAGCCCTTGCTGGAATCTCAGTAAAAACAAAGGGTAGAAATTGGTTAGGTAATCTTGTAGGACTCCCAGATGAATTTAATAGTCTGTTATACATTTATCCTGATTTAGTAGATGCCAATGGTGAGTTAAATGCCTCATTATTGCAGACGGTTATAGAGACTGAGAATTTGTCGGAGGTAGACAAGGCACGTTTATCTAATCTTATAGAACTTTCCACCGCTGCCGCTGATGCCTATGCTAGATTCGGGGATTACATCTCATCCATATTTGGCAATGTAGGGGATAATATCACCCAGGCGTTTCAGGATATGTACGAGGGTGGGGACGATGCAATGGTTTCCTTGGAACAGTCTTTTTCTGATATGATAGAAAGCTTTACTAAGAATGCCATAGAATTTGCCTTCTTACAGCCTTATTTAAACACCTTAAACGAGACTACAGAAAAATTAGGAGAACAGTATGCTCGCGGGGAAATAACGGCAGACAAGTTGCAGACAAATATAGTGGACATATTAGGTTCCTTTTATAAGAATTTAGAAGTCCTGCAACCGCAGATTTTATCTGCCTACAAAAATGCAGATGAATTAGCCGCCGCAGCAGGATTTGATTCCGTGTTTAATCCTGTTAAGCCGGTGGAGGTTCCTGAGGTGCCTACAACTCCAGAACCACCTGAGGTTACCTTACCAGAATCACAGGCGGGGATGATAGCACAGGCAATCACAGAGGAGACAGGCTCTATGCTTGTAGGACGATTAGGTGCTCTGATGTTAAGTAATGAACGAATTTCCAATTACAATGCAGATGCCTTGGATTATGCAATACAAAATCTGGTGTATATGAGACAAATCAAATTAAACACAGATTATTTACCTGAGATTGCTGCCAACACTAGAAAAACATATGAAAAACTAGAATCTATATAATCATGAATGTACTAATAGATAATAAAGACCTGAAAAGTGTATACGGCATCTCTGTATTAGATTACACAGGTGCCTTAGCCTTTCCTGCAGAAAGAGTAGACGAGAGGACATGGCAAGACAAATCCGGGGTAGACAAGAATACTGAAAATATAAGATATGACACAAAGGAATTCTTATTGACATGTTACTGTAAAGCCTCCAACGAAGTGTTGGCATACGACCTTATCAATACCTTAGTAGAGTATATGTTTGCAAAAGGTGTCTTTGTCCTGTCTTTACGAGATACAGTACAAGGTACTCGTAAAGCCTTTTTGTGCTCTCGTTCTACAACTATTGTTCCTGAAATAAATGTTAGGCAGCAAAATAGTCTGTATGTCTTTAAATTGGGATTAAAAGACGTGAATCCTAATGCATTAAAATACTACAATACCATAACAGGGCTATCCACTTCTATCGCATATGATAAAGGACAGAGTGCCTCGATTTATTGGGGAGACGGGGATAAAGGTGTTGTCAGCAATTCTGGTAATTATAGCAAGGTTTATCTGGTAAACGAAGTGGTAGACATTATTGTAGACATCGATAAAAATACACCTGTCGTTACCATGTTGACTGCCTTATTTTCAGCAACTCCGACAGGAAGTGCCTTACCTTTAGCAGTACAGTTCACAGACCTGTCCTCAGGTACAATCGCATTATGGTCCTGGGACTTTGGGGATGGTTTTACAAGTTCTGAACAAAACCCATTGCATATCTATACCACTGTTGGTACTTTTACTGTAACTTTACAGGTATTTAATGCTGTCGGGGGAGTAGCAAGTCATACCAAAACTAATTACATTAACACAAGAAAATCACGATTGCTCGTGAATAATAATAGTATTTTACTAATAAACAATGAGGACAATTTACTAAAACATTAAATTATGGCAGATTCAAGAATATTAAATTTAGCATCCGAGGTTGGTCCAGAGGAAATGTCAGGACTGATAAATACTTTGTATCTTGTTGTAGATGCGACTGGATTCACGGAAGCTCAGAAAGTAATGGTTAAGAGTTTACTAACTGAGGCAATTGTAGAAGACAATGCCATAAATTATTTGGCAATGACGCCTAAAGCATTTTATGAAAGTATAATGTCTACCACAAGAAAAGGTATTGGGATGATTGCAGCGGATGTTGATGTCACTACCCCCGCTGGGACAGGATTATTGTTATCGGTACATCAAATACTGATGAAAGCCCAATGGAAACTAGAATGGTTTCAAAGTCAGATTCCTGCGATATATAGAACGAATAACTTCGCCACTGGACGTTCTATGGTATTTGATGTGACATTTAGCACATCCATTACCTATGGAACATCATACCCATTGGCACCTACGTTACCTGTTGGAAAAACTTTTAAGGCCGTTCACTTTTCAGCTTTGTGGAAATTAGATGCCGAAGTGTCCGCAATGAGTAACAATGGGGCAATGATGGCGTATTTAGGTGGTACAGTCCAATATGTTCAGGGAGGTATTACATTTTTCATTCCAGCCGATGGTCGTTCTTTTTATGTAATAAAGTCTGGTGCTGGGAGTGATTTGTTGACATTGTCTATGAAGGTAAATGCCGTATTGTCATGATTTATTCCATTTTTAGAAACAGTATTTTGGTAGCCAGTGTAAAACCAGATGATAATTCAGAACTTTCTCAAAAAAAGCAAAGTGAAGATATTATTCGTTTGAATTTTACATTGACTACTCTTGTGGAATTTCAGATAGGTGATTATATTTCTTATACGAAAACCAATCAATTATACAAGCTTAACAAGAAGCCTGTGGTAATTGAGAGTCCTGACAATTACCAGTATCAATGTATATTTGAAGGTAGCATCCATGAATTAAAGAAAACAAAAGTATTTCTGACCACTAATAAGGTGGTTGGGTATTACAAAGATTACAAGTTTTCATTGACAGGAAATGCCCAGACTTTTCTTGCATTTATAGTAGATAATCTGAATAGGAATTCCTCGGGGTATTCTATTGGGAAATACAAAACCACAGAATTTGTAACAATAGATTTTAATAATTGGAATGTATTGGAGGCTATCACTAAGATTGCAGAGACTTTAAAGTTTTCTTGGTATCTGGATGGCAAGATTTTAAATTTTGATGACAAGGCGGTTGAGACTACCTACGTATTGCAGGTAGGTAGATTACTAGGCTTTACAGAACTCACTAGATTACGAGTAGAAAGTGAGGACATGCAAACGGTGGTGTATGGTTACGGTTCCACGGAGAATTTACCGCCTCGTACTGCGGAGTCTGGACCTGTCTATGATAGCGGGGTATTGACAGAGAATAGATTGTGTTTTAGTGGGGTGGATGGTGAAAGTAGATTGGAAAAGAATGTAGACTTGTATGGGAGAATAGAGAGTGTACAGGAATTCGACATAAAGCCAGAGCGGGTAGGATCCATTACTGCTATAGATTCTACGGATGTTAGAATACTGTACGATACCTCTATTGAGTTTGATATAGAGCAGTATAAATCAGCAGGCTTAAAACCAAAGATTTGTTTTTTGGATGGCTTGCTTGCAAATCTTACATTTGATATATCCTTTGATTATCTTACTAAGAAAATAACATTAGATTTTTATTCGGACGAAAGCGGACAGTATCCTAATGACAATATTAAAGCGGCTGTCTCGGATACTTATCGTTTATTTAATATTATTTTACCTCAAAACTATATAGACGTAGCCATAGGGAATCTTTTGGCTGCGACAGAGGCTTATCTAAACGAAAAAAGTAAAGCCTTAGAATTGTTTGTTGGGAAACTGGATGATATCTTTGTGCAAGAAAACTCTATTATCTTAGATTTAGGGGATATGGTAAGAGTGGTAAGCGGTGTTTTTAAAATAGACAATCTGTATGAGATTAAAGAGTTGGTACAAAGCATTACTATTCCGAGTAGGTACTCTATTAAGTTTGGGGATGTATTGCCTAAAAGTTTGTTGAGTTTATTAAAAAATACTAATTTTGCAATACAGCAATCCATTTATTCTATTCAGAAAAATACCTATACAGTAAATGAAACGGATAATACGGTAAACAATCAGGTGACCAACATACTAGGACAAGACTTAACATGGCTGAATTTGTAAAATACGTATACGGAACTGAGGCACAGATTCTATCTTTGCTTCCAGACAATCCCAATTGGATAGAAAAGGCGTTTTATTATCCCTCAGATAAAACGTATTTCTACCAATTGGTAAATGGGACTATGAAAAAATACGGAGCGGGCACCTCCGTTGAGACTGGCAGTGGTATTGGGATTACCTTAAACGGGGCAGTGATTGGTGGGGTGAAATCTTTAATTGAAGAAGAAGATATATTAGATATCCCAGAGTATTATGAATATAATATTTACGACTTAGATGTCGATGGGATTATAAATTGTGACGGAGTAATAAATACGATATGAGTCAGATAAATTTAAGTAAGACTTCCACTCTTAAAACCCCGGCAGTCAATAAATTGGGATTAGGGTTTAATTTGGCAGGGGTTCCTGTTAAAATAGACGAGACTGGGGTGTCTACCCCTTTAATTTCTGACTATACCCCGCCTATTGCGGTGGTATATAGTAACCTAGGTGTAGGGCTTTCTTCTGCGGTACCTACCGAATTTTCTCAAGGTGATATATTTGTGACTTCCGATACTTTTGAAGTACTCACTGCATTGGATTCTTTTAGTTGGCAATCTGTCCAATTACTTGCAGGACAGGTTGTCATATATATAGGGGAATCCCCTAACCGTATTTATCAATTTTCATCACAGGAATTGGTAGAAATTACAGGTGATGCCGGTAATGATACTAACGCAATCCACAAATCAGTTGCTGCCGAAATATCCACATTAACCGAAAAAACTGTTTTAGTCGATAATGACATAATTTTAGCCGAAAACTCAGAAAACTTATTTACAAAAATTAAAATTAAGCTTTCGAGTGTTAAGACTTATTTGGAATCATTCTTTGCAACATTGGTGCAATTGGCAGGCCGTCAAATGCTTCATGGTACTTATTCTTTACCGGCTAATCCAAG